TGACCTGAACACTCCGTCCGTTATGTCATGGATAAACGAAAGGGGAGCGCAATTTGTTACGGCAATAACAGCAGAACAGAAAGAAGCGATAAAAGTATTTTTTTCTGAATATGTGAATGGAACATACACCGTTGATGAACTATCAAGGGTAATACGTCCATGCATAGGGCTTAATAAGTCGCAATCAGAAGCCAATTTGCGCTACTACAACAATATCAAGGCAAAGCTGCAAAAAGAGCATCCTAAGATGAAACCAGAAAGTATTCGGAAGAAAGCAAGGGAAGCGGCTACTAAATATGCAGAAAGACAGCACAGGCAGAGAGCTTTTGATATAACACAGACAGAAATGGCGTTCGGATATAACAAAGGTGCTGACGAAGGAGTCCGACAGGCACAATCGCAGAACCTGCTTGGAGTCATGGAAAAACGTTGGAGTACATCTGGTGATGGAAGTGTATGCGCTGTTTGTGCGGCATTGGATGGTGTACAGATTGAAATGGATGAAGAGTTTGACTTTAAAGGGAAAGTTCTGTTTGCTGGGCATAAGCGCACCCCACCAGCCCATCCAAAATGTGCGTGCGGTGTACAGTACATTGAAATTTCTCCACCTATATTTACAGAGTAGAAAGGCGGTGATGTAGTGAAGAGTTTTGGAGAGATAACCGGATGTGTAACAAAACCACCGGATTCTGTTATCAAAACAGAAAAAAACGTAACAGAAACAGGAAAAGCCGTAACTAAAGCAGGAGAAAGTGGAAGCAAGCCAGCCGAAAATGTAATTAAGGGCAGCTTCAAGATACACAAATCCGATGATGATAAAATGCTAGCATTCGGCTGGGCAAATGTAGCAGTTACAGCAGATGGAAAACAGGTTACAGACCTTCAGGAAGACATTGTAGACCCAGAGGTTTTAGAAGAAGCCGCCTATCAGTTTGTTGAGTTATACCGGGAAGGTGGCGAAATGCACGAAAGGGGCGGTTGCGCTGTCCTGATAGAAAGCATCATGTTTACAAAGGAAAAGATGGTAGTTATGGGAATCCCTGAAGGCACATTGCCGGAAGCTTGGTGGATTGGATTCAGGGTTACTGACCCGGATGTATGGGATAAAGTGAAATCAGGTGAATACCAGATGTTTTCCATAGAGGGAATGGCAGAACGAATTGAGGTGAAGGAAGATGGGTAATGTACTGCTATGTGTTGGCTTATTTTTTATCGGAGCATTTTTCGGCGTTATGGTTATGTGCCTATGCTCCGTAAGCAAAGATAAAGATGATGAATAAGTATGATAATCCAGAATACATCCGAAAGGGTGTTTTTGTTTTATAAAATTTCAGGAAAGGAGGAGATATTGGATTGGCTAAGACAAAGCTAAAGAACTTAAAGGTAACGAAGGTAGATTTCGTGGATGCCGGTGCTAACCCAAATGCAAACGTGGTTTTGTATAAAAACAAGGACGGAATACCGGCTTCACAACAGGCGGACCAGTCAGAAACAGAAGGGGTAAAGCCTGAAGGAATGTTTAAAAGATTCATTTCAGCCATAGGTAAAGCGGTGGGGCTTAAACAGGAAGAAATAGATGCCACCATTGAGGAAATTGCAAAGGGAAGTGAAGCAGAGACATTCGGGGAAAAAATGAATGAGGTCAAACGAAGGAAGATTACTGATGAAATGTGGGATTTGTGTTATGCGTTGCAGTCTTCCCTATGCTCCATTATCTGTGATGATGAAGTCGGAGATAAAGCAGAGGAACTTATGAAGACCAGCCTGGAAGAGTTTGCATCCGTAATGAATAATTCCATAGAACAGTGGGCAGATGGCAAAACCTCAAATGTAATCCAGAAATCATCCGAGCCAGTTACGGAAGCTGAAATAAGCTATATGAAATCAGTGCATGAAAGATTGCAGGATATGATAACAAAAGCAGAATCAGGCAATGGAAGCAGTGGAACGGATGAATTAGAAGATTTAGGAGAATCGAAAGGAGAAGAAGTGGATATGAGTAAAGTTGATAAGAGTAAAATGACTCCTGCTGAAAGAGCTTTCTTTGAAGATATTGAAAAGAGGTATAGCGAAGGGGAGAAAACAGGAGAAGGAACAGAGGAACAGGATAATCCTGTGGCAAAATCAACGCAGGTCGCTACACCTCAACCTGTGGCTACGGAAAATGCGGCAACCGAAGATATTTACAAAGGCCTGCATCCGGCAGTAAAAGAGGAACTGGAAAGGCTGAAAAAGCGTGCGGATGAAGCGGAGGAAAAAGAACTTACCGACATTGCCAAGAAATATGAAATCATAGGTAAAAAGCCGGAAGAACTGGTTCCTTTACTAAAGAGCTTGAAAATAGCCGGAGGGGATTCATTTGGTAACATGGTTGCCATTCTTGATGCATCCGTGGAAGCAGTGAATAAGTCTAGCATGTTTTCTGAAATCGGAAAAAGCGGCGGTTATGGTGGAACAGAACTGGGTGCATGGGCGAAAATCGAAAAGAAGGCAGATGAAATCCAGCAAGCAAAGCCGGAACTTAGTCGGGCAGCAGCTATTGATACTGCCTGCCAGCAGAATCCACAATTAGTTCATGAATATGAGAATGAATAGAGAGGAGACAGTACCATGGCAACTTATTTAGGAACAACAATCAATGAAAGCCCTACGATTATTTTGACAGCAGGTGAAGATATTGAAAAGGCACAGGGTAAGGCTGTGAAAATCATCAATGGAGAGATAGTGGCGGCAACTGCCGGAGTGAACGCTATCGGAGTGATACCGCTGTCTGAGGATGAAATCATTAAGAAAGGCACCGAAGTGACAATCCAGATAAAGGATATCGGTGCATGGGTGGCAGGAGGAGAGATTGCAGTTGGTGATGAACTTACCGCAGATGCAAACGGTCATGCGGTAAAGGCTGCTACAGGGAATTTCATTTCAGCAATTGCAATGACAGCAGCGGAAGAAGCTGGAATTATCATAAGAGCGCAGTTTGTAAAAGCTGGCTACAAAGCGTAAGGAGGATGGATTATTATGGGTGACAGACAGGCAACAAACAATGGCGATATCCAGGCCAGAATTATGAAGGGTTGGAAGCCGAACAGATATTTAAGCAACATGAGCATGGCATACTTTGCAAATCCGGGTGATTGGGTAGCAACAAGAATCTTCCCGATATGTCCGGTGACGTTAAGCACTAGCTACTATTACACGTTCCTGAAAGGTGATTTGGCAAGGGATAATGTTCAGAGGAAACCTGCTTATGGCAAAGTCAATCCTGCAGTAATGGGGCATACGGACAACACGTATAAGTGTGCAGTAGACCAGATTATTGTAGGAATAGACCAGATTGGCACTCTGGATTACCAGAGAAGCAATACTCCGGCATCCATTGACCCAAGACGCTCTAAAGTAAGATTCACGACAGAGCAGATGAATCTCCATCTTGATGTAATATTTGCAAAGAATTACTTCAGAAGCGGAGTATGGGAGAACGAATTGAAGGGTATTGATTCAGGTATTCCCGGCGCAAGCCAGTTTCTGAAATTCAATGATGCTAATTTCGACCCGGTTCATTTCTTCAATGAAAGACGTAGGGAGATTAAACTGAATGGACGCAGGGAACCGAATAAGCTGTCTCTGGGATATGATTCTTATACTGCATTGACAGAACATCCGGACATTCTGGAACGTGTTAAATACACTGGTTCTACAGCAAATCCGGCAATCGTTACCAGACAGGTACTAGCACAGGTATTGCAGATGGAAGAAATATGTGTTTTGGAAAGCACATATAACATAGCCGAACCTGGACAGGAAGATGACATGCAGTTTATCTGTGACAGCACAGGAGCATTGCTTACTTATACGACATCTTCACCTGCCATTGATGAACCTTCTGCAGGGTACATCTTCACATGGGATATGTTAGGAAACGGTTCATGGACAGCAACGGACCAGTTTGAAGGAGAGCCGGGAACCCACACAGAGTTCATCGAAAGCTTAATGTCAACAGACATGAAAAAGACTGCTGATGACCTTGCCTGCTATATGAAAAATTGCGTATAGGGGGTAGCGTATGAGTGAGTTTGTTTGCAAAAAGCCTATTACGCTGTCTGGGCATAGCTTCTCATATGGAGAAGTTATCCCTGACGGATATGTTTTACCGAAAAGGGCATTGGCATTAATCCGCAGTAGCTACATTGCTGAAATAGAAAGCGGACTGCTTATGGAATTAGCAGAGCCAATTCAGCCCATTCAAGCACAAATTGGAGAGTTCCAACTTACAATACCTATTGTCACCGAAAAAGGCAACCTAGAGCTTACCACGAGTTCTGAGACGGTAGTAATTGTCTTTGCTATCATGCAAAAGACCGTGGAAGAAGCCGCAAAGGATATTGCCGTTTTGGAAGATGAAGATGCATTGATTCTGCTGAATGCTATAGATTCCCGGAAAGGCATCCAGAAAGCGGCAGAAGAAAGAAATGCAAAACTGCATGGAAATAGTGGAGTGCCAGAAGAAATAGAAGCAAGCCAGAAGCAGGAAGACAATGTTGACACTGTAACAGAAGGAGAAAGTACAGGTGATGTCTGATGGCAAAAACCTATACGTATGACCCATCAATGATTGCTGAACATGGCAGGGACCGGATGCGGTTTGAGTTGGGGGATACAATGGTTGAGGGTGGAGCTGATACCTCTGCCCTTACTGATGAAGAAATCATGGCTGTTATCGGGATGTATCCGAAAAGGTGGAAAAAAGCAAAGTTAGCCATGCTGGAAAGCCTATGCCGTAGGTTTGCGTATGAACCGGACACGAAGGAAGGACCATTATCATTTGCTTTCGGCGGGCGTGCAAAGCTGTGGCGTGAGGATTACGAAAAGCTGAAAGCAGAGGTTGCAAGTGGCTCCGTAACTGTTCCTGAATATGGAACGGATTCTAAGGGCAATGATAAGCCACCGTATTTCTATGTGGGGATGATGGAAAACAAGGAGGCGAAGGTTGAATGAGGAACTTTATGTACCTAAGACCCGGCAATCTGTATAAAGATTTCATCATTGAAGAGAATACGGCAGACATTGGCACGAACGGAAGACCGAAAACAAGCTATGATGATTCGGGGGAAAGGATGCTGAAAGGAGCATTGGCATTAGCAGACCATAGACAGAAAATGCGCTGGGAACAGCTTGGGCATCCGATCACCCACTCTATCGTACAGGACGGACCACAGAAAGCAAAAGCAGAGGATAAGCTGGTACTCGGAAACCGGATATTTCTGGTTCAAGGTGCTGATGATGTCGGAAGCCTTGGCATATGCACAATCTACTATGTAGAGGAAAGGACGGATGTGAAATGAGCAGTACAAGGGAAGCAAGTGCTGCCCTGCATATTGCAGTTGACAGGGTGGTTCAAAATGTCGGGAACCAAGTTGTTTCCAGAGGAACCAGAGCCGTCAATGCCATCAGGAATGCAGAACTGGATGTGTTGAAAGGAAGCAGGAGCGGCAAGGTATATAAGAAACCATTCAGCAGAGCAACTTACAGGGCATCTGCTCCCGGAGAGCCTCCGGCCAGAAGAACAGGTGCATTAAGGCTTAACTGGAATGGGGCGGTCAGGGGAGGAATCACTTCAGGAAATGAAGTGAAGATAACGGCAGAGTTACAAAGCAATCAAGATTACTCCGGATACTTAGAAGAAGGAACACCCCATATGGAAGCAAGGCCATACAAGGATAAGATAATAGAAAAGGCAACTCCGGAAATAGAAGCTATTTATAGCGAACCATACAGTTAGGAGGTGTGCAAATGCCGTTGGTTATTGATACGGTATCAACGATATTCGATACCACGCTAATTAAAAAAGGCTGCCTTATGTACGCAAAGCATAGAACATGGACTGAAGGTAAGGGTGGATTTGTTACTGCCGTGAAAGACACTGAAATAACAGTCCAGTACCATCCAGGAATTGGAAATGTAACGAACCATTTCTTTCTGCCTGTAAGCGAAGTAACAGCAGGAGAATGGGAAGTGAGATGGTCCGATGACCTGACGGCTGTTAGTGAATTTATAGTTGAAAGCGGTGGTGGTGATGAATCTTGAAGAATTGATTTATAAGTGGTTTTCAGAATATAAGCCAATTACAGAGCTGATGGCTTTGTTTTCCGGAAAGCCTGCAATATTCTATCAGATTGCTCCGGATGACCGTCAAAAAGGATGGAATGGAAAGTCACAATATCCAAGAATTGTTTACGGGATTGACATGCAGGTGAATCAGGAACGTAAAAGTGCAGGAACGATGGAGATTAGCCTGTTATGTGATGAAGCCGGAACGGAACCTGAAAAAATTGAGCCATTAATAAGGGAATGCTTGAAAGATCTTATCATCAATCCAGATAATAGCTCACCGTATTGCTTTGCATGGTCAAGAACAGACGGCTTTGAAATACCAATTCGTGAAAGCGGGGCGAATACAAGGGTTATAGGTTCTGAAATCCGCTTTGATATTTTAGAATATCCAAGTCAGGAGACAACGGACCCAGACCCGGTTGTTGCCCTGAACAGATATGTCAAAGATAAATTTCCTGAAGCCTTTGTTATGGGGCTAGATAACATGGATTCATTTAGGGTAGCCGATGTGAAAGCACCTGTTTTCTATTGCCGTCTGGAATCCGTTGAAAAAGGGCGTGAAACAAATACAGTTGCATGGATGGATGGTAAAATTGCCATCCATGTTTTATGTCCAGCAGCGGATATACGACTGAAAATGATAATGTCACTTGCCAACAACCTGTCATTGGATGGGGAAGTAATCATGCTTGATAAATCTCCAATGACGGTTAAGAGGCTGCAAGTGAATAATAAGGCTGATTACCTGAAAGAAGGGCAGCTTTTTGTAACAGGACATTATGGTTTGCTTCGCTACAAAAGTAAACCCCATATGATTGCAGAAGTCAATATTGACTTCGGATAGGAGGTAAGCATGGCAGCAAAGAAAGCAACGGATGAAGCCGCCGTACAGACAGAAACCCAAAAAGCTGAAACGGAATCTGTCTACAGCGTGGAAGAACTTGCTGAAAGTTCAATAAAGGTATTTGGCTTAAAAGTAAGAAGTGAATGTGTTGTGGCGGCATTCAAAAGCATTGGAAAAGATTCAGCTACGGTGACTGAAGCAAAAGAAATCGTAGCTGCATTTATGAAAAAGGAGGTTAAATAATGGCTGGAACATTTATGGTTGGAGAGGTAAAGATAAGACCGGGAACCTATTTCAACATACAGAAGACAGGAGATGGTTCCCTTAGTGGTGCGATTAATGGAATTGTAGTGGTTCTGTTCAAATCAGACTGGGGACCGCTTGGAGAAGCGGTTGAATTAAGTGCCGATGACGGATATGAAAAAGTATTCGGGACTGAAATGACAACAGATGCAATTGCACTTGCTTTTGAAGGCGGCGCAACTACAGTGATATGCTGTCGAGTAGGGAATGGGGGAACGCAGGGAAGCATCAAGTTGAAACTGGAAGATGGAAGCGTAGATGCAATTACCATTACGGCAAAGCATGTTGGAACAAAGGTTTTTTCGGTATCTGTTAAGGATAAATTATCGGATGAAACAAAAAGGGAATGCATTATATATACGGGTACCAGGGAATTTGAAAAAGTAACTTTCGATAAGGGGGCAGATGAAGTTGCTGCCATTGTTGAGGCTTTTGCAGGTTCTTCAAATTTTAAGGTTTCAAGAATCGGAACTGCAAGCGGAATTTTGGCTGCTGTCACTCAGGCAGCATTCACCGCAGGTACAAATCCAGTAACGACAACAGAAGATTACAGTGATGGTTTTGTTGCAGTGGAAAGTTATTATTTCAATACCATTTGTGTGGATACCGAGGATATATCTATACATGGCCTATTGGTTTCTTTTCTGGACCGTATTTTTAACGCTGGTCAGTTGGCACAAGGTGTTATCTCTGAAAAGAAGACGTTATCCTTGGATGACAGGATGACTCATTCCGCCGCATATAACAGCGAGAAAATGGTATATGTCGTGAACTCCAATGTCACAAGCAATTCGTTTGGGGAGATTTCAGGTTATCAGACAGCAGCAAAAATAGCTGGTATGATAGCGGCTTGCGCTTCCAATAAATCACTGACGCATACAGTTCTGGATAGGGTTACGCAGCTTAATGATGTACTTACGCCAACCCAGATGACGAAAGCAGAAACAATGGGTGGACTGGTTTTAAGCGTTAATAAAAGGAAGCAGGTCTGGATCGACAGTGCGATTAACACATTAGTTACTCCATCAGACAGCCAGGATGACGGCTGGAAGAAAATACGGAGGACAAAAACCAGATACGAGCTTATCACAAGAGCGAATGACCAGGCAGACTCACTTGTTGGAAAGGTAGATAATGATGTCAATGGCCGGGCTACCATAGTGAGCCAGATTCAGGGTATCGGAACTACCATGGTAGAAGAAAGTAAGCTGGTATCCTGTAAAGTAACGGAAAGCTCCATCTACAAAGCAGAGGGTGACAGTGCATGGTTTGACATTGACTGTGTGGATAAGGATTCCGCTGAACACATTTACCTGACCTACATGTTCAGGTTTAGTACACAAGGATAGGAGGAATGATTTATGGCAATTAATGCAAGAGCAGCCGGAGATTCCCGGCAAGGTAGGACTGGTAAAGACGGGGCATTTTATAACAAAGATGGAGTAATGCTGGCAACCGTTGAGACATTTACTTCAAATGTTACGTTTAATAATGCAAAATATAGTGTTTTAGGCGACCCACAGGAACATGAAACCGCAGCGCTATATTCAGTAAACCTTACAATGACGCAGATGGTTGTTGAAGATGATGAATTCATTGTTGAGCTCATGGAAGCCCTCGCAACCGGGGAAATGCCGGTATGGGATTTCCAGGGAACACTGAAAGGCAGGAACAACTCGGAAGAACGTGTTGTATATAGGGACTGCCTGCCATCTGGTCAGGTGGATATACAGAATGTCACGGTTGGTGATGTCGTTAAGAGGGCATGGAATTTCTTCGTGAACAGGCCACCGGCATTGCAGAAATTATTAACAATAAGTTAAGGCATGGGCATCATATCTGTAACGGTATGATGCCTTTTCTATTTTGAATGGAGGAAAACGTTATGTTAGCGAAAGACAATAATACAACAGAAATTATGGAAACACAGATTGAGGACATGGAATTTACGAAGGAAGAAACCAAAACACAAATCAGAATGTTTGAGGGAGATTTCATCAAGGGACTGATAGCAGCGGCTGATTTCCGCACGGAGGAAATACAACGTATTGAAATAATCCGCAACAAGAATCTGTATTTTGCTTTTAATATCCGGGCATTAAGTGAAGAAGAATACGACAAGTGTAAGACGAAACATACGAAATATGTCCGTAACAAACAGCTTGGCATCACACTTCCGGAAGATACCAATACCGTAAAATACAGATGCGCCCTTATCTATCAGGCCACTGTCGAAGAAGACAGGAATAAGCTTTGGGATAATAAGCAGATTTGGAAAGCACTTAATGCGAAGGATCTTCAGATTATGAACGGATTGGATGTCATTGAGAACACGCTGAAAAGCGGTGAAAAGGACAAAGTCATTGAATGTATTGACAAATTATCGGGATATGACAATAACAACCTGGAGGAAGTGGCAAAAAACTAATTGAGGCCGGTGGAAGGGCCACTCTTTTACATCATATTTTCCAGAAGACCGGGATGACACCGGATGAATTTTACAAGAAGCCCCCCGGAGTGAGGGCTTTTTGCTTTGAATCAATGAAGATAGCATTACAGCCACACGGGGAAGGAGGTGAAGCAGATGGCTGAAACCGTCAGGATTGAAATACCAATTGAGACAGTAGATAATACAGAACCGGGATTGTCAAATATCATCCAGAATATTCAGCAATTAGGGCAATCGGCTCAAAACACACAGTCCAGAGTGGCAAATGCGAATAGAACAGTCTCGCAATTTGACCAATCGTCTGAAAGGACACAAAGGAGTCTGGTAAACTGGGCAAAAGAAAAATATCAGGTGCTGTTAGAAGCAAAGGATAAGGTTGCTCCGATTCTCAATACGGTTAAAGATGGGCTGAAAACAATAGGCGGCAAGGTTTGGAATGTTACTATGAAAGCTGTGGATTTGGTGACATCCCCAGTAAGAGGCATAATAAATCTGCTAAAGAATCCTATCTTTCAAGTGGGAGCAGTTCTCGGAATTAGTATTGGTTTGAAAGACACAATAGATACCTTTACTAATTTCGAAGCTGCAATGAGTCAGGTGAAAGCCATTAGCGGAGCCACAGGAACGGATTTTGAAGAACTGACAGATAAAGCAAAAGAAATGGGAGCCACCACGAAATTTACGGCTACGGAAGCTGCCGAAGGCTTCAATTACATGGCAATGGCAGGATGGAAGACACAGGATA